CATCGTGCGTCTGGGCGAGCACGGAGCGGACCGCGCGCTCGACGTACTCCGCCGTGCCGAAGTAGGGGATGCAGACGAGCGCGGTCACGAGGTCACCAGCGCGTCGGAGACAATCCGGCGGGAGTCCACCTCGAGATGGGGCTCCCGGCCGAAGTCGTAGCGCCGGATGCCGACCACCTCGTAGCGGTCGCCGTCGTCCGGATCAAAGCGGACGTAGGACGTGGTCGAGACTGGCGCATCCAGCTCCAGGAAGACGGTGTGGTCGCCGATGGCCGCGCCGCCCTGGTTGGTGAGAGCGACCTCGCGCGTCCGCCTGGCCGTCCGCGGCTGGATGAGCCCGGAGACCAGGTCGATGTCCGGCGTGCCGGCCACCGGATGCCCGTAGTCATCCACGGCACCGGAGACGGCATCCCGGGGCGTGACGATGGCCAGCGCGTGGACGAGGCGGTCACTGAAGGCCATCAGAACACCACGATCCGGCCGGGATGCAGCGTGGCGAGGATGGTCTCCCGCTGCTCGCTGTAGGGCACGTCGCTGGTGGCGTAGACCTCGGCCCAGTCACCGATGGTCTGGGAGCGAAGGTTGGGCGTGAAGCCGACAGCGAGTTTGACCAACTCAGCCTGGACGCGACCCCGGGTCGCATCGTCGGACTTCGGGATGTAGGTGACCTTGACCAGCGGGTTCCACTGGTAGGCGCCGTTCGTCCCGGTGAGGAGCCGGCGGAGCATCCTGCCGTCGCCCGAGAGCTCGTAGTCATCGGCGGCAAGGGTGGTAGGGCTGACCTGCTCGGCGTACTCGATGACGCTCTCGATGCTCGCCGCATCCTCAGACAGGCGCAGCAGGACGCCGCGCGGGGTGAAGGTCTCGACGCGGTCGACGTAATCCGTGATGGTGGGTCCAGCACGCTCGACGATCTCGGCCTCGGCAGCATCCAGGAGCAGCTGGAGGGCATCCGTGTCCATCGAGTTCGCGTACAGGAGCGTGAACTCGGCCGGCGAGAGCGGGAACGTCAGCGCGGTCATGGTCTAGGCCGTCGCCTTCTCGACGATGGTGGCCCGCGCCGGCGCGTCATCGAAGGTGACGGGCTCGAACGCGCCAGGGTTGACCTTGAGCAGTGGATGGCCTTCGGGGAAGGTCTGGCCGACGTGGTAGCGATGAAGCTGGCCCTTGATCCGGAAGACCCCGGCGGACCGCGCGACGAAGATGCCGGTCGGGCTGGTCGGGGCCTTGGTTCGTGTTGCCATCTGGTCTCCTGTCTGTGGTGTGCCCCCTCCCGCCGGGGGGACCTCGGCGGGAGGGGCCGTACTCGCTGTTAGACGCCCGTGGTCACCACGCCGACGGTCAGCACGCGGAACGCGCTGTCCACGACGACCACCGCGCCGTTGCGGAACCGCGCCAGGAGGCCACGGCCGACGACCTTGCCGTCCGAGTTCACCATGTGCGGGATGACCTCCACCGAGAGGCCGATCCGGTCCGCGATCACGTAGTTCCGGAAGTCGCCGAAGATGGCGATCCGGTTCGTGCTCGTGGTGAAGTCGGACTCCATGGCGGAGCTGTTGTAGCGCGGGTACCCGAGCAGCTCACGAGGAGCACCGGCCACCAGCGGTCGATAGGCGTTCGCCGACCCGCCGCCTGCCGCACGGTCAAGCCGCTCGGCCTCGGTGTAGATCGCGCGGTGCGCGAGCCACGAGGCGCGGGGCTCCCACCGATCGGCAAGCCGATCGGTGATCACGCCGAAGTCCTCGAGGTCGAGGCCGTCGCCGGTCGTCCCGACGTTGTAGGTCGAGGCGATGCCGTACAGCACGCCCTCGGGCTGGGTGGAACCCGTCCCGTTGACGAACTTCTCCGCCTCGAGGGAGTCCTTGGCGTCCTGGATGAGCGGCGACAGCTGGGCCGCGAGGTTCGGGATGTCCTCGCCGGCGGCGAAGCTGAAGTCGATCAGGACCGACGCCTCGTAGACCGTCACGGATGGCTGGCCGAGCGTGGGGGCGGTAGGCGTCCTGGCCGCCGTCTCCGAGCCGTAGGCCGCGCTCACCCCGGCCGAGGTGACCAAGTTCAGCACGTTGCCGGTGTTGATCTGGCGGACATCCGCAATCTGGCGAAGCGGGTTCACCTGCCCGTCCGACGTCAGGATGATCGTCGGGTCGAGCTGGGCCGGGACCATGTAGCCGCCGGAGGTGGTGGTGCCGACCACGGAGATCGCGGCCTGCTCTTCCGGAGTCATCGGCAGTCCGGCAAGGACCTTGCTGAAGGCCCGCTGGTAGATGGGCGACCCGGACGCCAGCAGATGCTGGGCGAACTTCGCCGAGTCCCAGCCGTTCTCCACGGCGCGCTCCGAGCGCGGGATGGCGAGCAGGCGGTGGATATGCTCGACGGTGCCCTTTTCGGTCGCGTTCGGGTGCGGGAAGACCCACGTCTCGGCCGCCCGCTTGGCGCCGTCGACCATCAGCGCGGACATGGCCTCCTGAGAGGTGGTCCGGCGCCGATATTCCAGCATGTCGTAGAGGTTGTCCGGTGTCTTGCGCGCGACGACGTGGGGAGCGTCGTAGCGGCGGACCCGCTCAACGTTCTCCTCGCGCCGACTGAGCGAGTCGATCTTGGAGAGTCGGGCCTCGGCCTCGGTCTTGGCCGACTCAAAGTCCGTGATCGCCTCATCGAGCGCCGCCCACTCGGCCCTCGCCTCATCATCGAGAGGCTGGACACCGAACTGGGTCTGGATCTCGGTCAGACGACCCTTCATCGAGTCGATACCGGAGGCGATCTCCTCGACCGAGCGGCAGGCCACCAGGTCGGGCATCTGGTACGGGTTCATCGTCTTGCTGGCTCCTTCGTCAGCTTGACCAGGAAGTCCTCGCGGCTGATGGGCCGCAGGGTCACTGGCTTGGCGGTCGGAGGCGCGGCCTCCGGGGACGGGTCCGGATCGACCGGCGGTGCTGATCCGGCGCTCGACTCCGGCTCGACCGAGGCAAGGAGCGCGGTGATGGCGTCGCGGCTCGACCGCAGCGCGTCAGAGGTGTCCTGGGAGAATGGGCGTCGTCCCTCCTTCGACCGAAGGCGGGCACGCTCGGTACCGTGATCGGCGAGGAACTGGCTTTCGCGAGCCAGCGCGGCGACGCGCTCGTGGAACGGCATGGGGTCCGCCATGTCGGCGTCGTCGCCTTCGGCGCGTGCCTCGACCGGCTGGGCGCCACCGTTGGCCTTGGACAGCCTGGCGATCGTCGCATCGAAGGGCTCGACGCGATCGACCATGCCCGCGGCCAGCGCTTGGCGGGCCATGACGATCCGCCCCTGACCGTAGGTCGAGCGGACGTTCTCAGCGGTGGTTCCGCGCGCCTTGGCGACGTCGGCCACGAACTGGGCGTAGTGGGCGTCCGACCGCTCCTGGAGATGGCCCTTCGCCTCGTCGGTCAGCGGCTCGAAGGGATTTCCCTCCGTCTTGAACTGCCCCGACGCGATCAGCGTTGTGGTGATGCCCTCGGCATCGAGGGCCCGACTCACGTCCTGGTGGATCGCGATGATACCGATCGACCCGACGGATCCAGATGGACTCACGATGACCTCGTCGGCCTGCGACGCCAACCAGTAGCCGGCGGATGCCGCCAGGGTGTTCGCGTGGGCGATGATGGGCTTGCCCTGCCCACGGGCATCGCGGATCTCCCCCGCAAGCTCGGTGACGCCAGACACGCTGCCGCCGGGCGTGTCCAGGTCCAGGAGGATCGCGCGGACGTTCGGGTCGGCCAGGGCTACCCGGATCGCGGCCCGCGTGCTGTCGAGCGAGGAGACCCCGAAGAACTCATCGAGGAACGAGGACCGCTGCGCGATCATCCCGTGGATTGGGACGAGAGCGATCGTGCCCTGACGCGACGGAGGGCTCGGCTGCCGACCGAAGGCGGCGGCCCACTCCATATCCGGCCAGTCCATGACGCCCCGCCAGATCAGCGACAGCGTCTGGATGGGCAGCGCCCAGACCTCCTCGCGGAGATGGGCGATCAGCAGTTCCCGGTTGGCGTTCTTGGTTTTCATGCGGCAACTCCTTCGGCTCGACCGAACAGGCTGGGATAGGCCAGGACGATGGGATGGCCGGGATTGAGCAGGGTTCCCCGCTCGATGACGGCACCGGGCAGCGCCGCCGTCGACGGCCAGAAGGTCACGCTGGCGGCCATCTGGGCACCCGGCTGCTGCAGCTGGACGCTGTAGGCACCTGTGTGCTGGAGGCGACGCAGATCACCGGAGACCACGGCATCGATGATGGTGTCGGGCAACCAGCCGCCGTCGCCGAGCGACCGGATGGACTGGGCGTTGAGGTTCAGGATCTCGGCCGCGTCCTTGACGTCCTCGGCGAGGAAGGGCACGTGGCGGTCGTCGTACCAGAGCCGCGTCCCGCCCTGTGGCGGCAGGACGATGGTCTGCAGCGACCCGGCGAAGTTCCCCCACGCCGGGCGCAGCATCTTGTCGGCGACCAGCCGACGCGCGGCCCCGAAGTTGCCGGAGTTCAGCGACGAGCCCTGGAGTCCCTCGGAAAGCCCGACCACCGTCGGGTGGACGTTGAGCGCCGCGGCGATGATCGTCTGGCCCGCGCCCTGGGTGGCCTTGAAGTCGAGTTGCTGCATGTCGCGACCGACGACATCGGCCTCCGCTCCCGCGCCGAGGTACATCGTCCTGTAGGCGTTCGTGACGCCCTTGTGCTCCTGCTCGAAGAGGTCGATCCAGTCCTTCGCTGACGATTCGGGGACGCCGGGCGGGAAGCGGACCACCATGTTCGGAGTTGCCGCGTGCTCGAAGAAGGCGAGCTTGTGCGCGGAGGCCGCGCTGTCGGCAGCGATGTCACGCAGGATGGCCGTGACCAGCGGCATGCCGCGGTACTTGGCGATGGGGTCCGGGACCGGGAAGAAGTGCGCGACCTCCTCCCGGAGGAAGTTCCACGGCTTCGAGGTGGGCTGATGGAACCCGCCCGGCCAGTACTGGTAGCCGATGACCTCGGCGTCCGGATCGTCCGCGGGCGTGTCGGCGTCCACGTTCGGGCTGCCGATGATGACGATGGTCCAGTCGGGACGCAGGGTCTTGATCCTCGGCGGGTCGCCGCGGCGCGGACCCGGACGCCGCACGCCGAACCAGTCGCCGGCAAGGTCCGCATTGGCGATCGCCCGGTTCAGGAGGTCGCCGGTCTGCATGCCCGGCTCGGGGTTCTCGACGATGCGGAGCTCCGGCGTCCCGAAGAGGTCCCCGGGCTGCCCACCGCGCAGCTGCTGGAACTGGAAGCGAACCTGGCTGAAGAGCTGGGCGCGGGTCTGCAGGCAGGCGAAGACGACGCCGTTCCGCTGATAGGCCCCCGTCACCAGGCCGGGGAAGTCGGCCTCGATGCGCTCCTGATTCATCTCCCACGTCTGGACGAGCCCATTTCCCATCAGGCCCTGCAGCCAGCCGTGGTAGTCCTGGAGCGAGTAGCTGCCGGCCCGCATGTCGACCGGGCGCATCACGGTCGCGATGTCGCCCATCAGCGAGTCCTCCGCAGGCTGAAGCCGAAGAACACCAGGACGAGGAGCGTCCCCGGGAGGAAGAAGGCGAGCGGTGGCCATGTCACGATGCCGCCGGCCGCGAGCAGGACCATCGCGCGGTAGAGCACGCGCTCTTGAGGGTCGAGTCCGCGCCACCAGGCCACCGGGAGCCGCAGGATCCTCATCGAGCGGCTCCCATGTGCATGAAGAAGTCGGCCCCGGGATCGGCCGGCTCGGCCATCGTCATGGCGGCCTCGTAGGCCAGCGCGTCGGCGACCGCCGCGTCGTTTCCGAAGTGGCCGTCCTTCTCGAGCATGTAGCGGGTCCGGTCGTCCTCGCCGTCGGCCAGGTAGACCTTCCGCAGCCGCGTTGCCTTGACCTGCTCGGTCGTGAAGGGGTCACCATCGTGGGTGTGGGTGCCGTTGGCGATGGCCGTGCGCCAGCGGTCGACGACCGGCACCATCCGGCGCGGGCTGTTCGTGTCGAGTGCCAGGACGGTCTCCTCGCCGAACCGCTCCGACCAGCGCTCGATCTCGGTCCGCCAGCCCGGTGGATCGCAGAGCATCCGGCCGACCCGATAGCGGGCGAAGGCATCGGCCACCGCCTGGTCCACCTCGGAGCGCGGGACCCGCCACTCCACGGCGCCGGTCGGTCGGCTCCAGCGCCCGACGATGAAGGAGTGCCCGGCCTGGGTGCAGCCTCGCAGCACCGTCGCATCGTGGCTCGTGGAGCCGTCGAAGCCGAGGCCGATGAGCGTCCCGGATGGAACCTCGGTGTCCCGGGCGAGAGCATCCCATTGGCGCCCGTCCACCGCATGGGAGCTGCCGGAGGTCGGGATGTTGAAGAAGAAGCGGAGGGAATCCTCCCACGGCGTGTCCGGATCCCGGATGTCCCGCAGCAGGCGGGACAGGTCCACCCACCACGAGTCACCGTACGCTTCGCGGAGGGCCACGAGCAGCTGCTCGTCTTCCCAGCGTGGATCTGGGTCGATGGCGGGCCGCGCTGCATCGAGCAGGACACCGGGGGCGCCACCCTGCGCCGCCTTCAGCGATGACTCGGCGATGGACTGCTCGCCGACGCTCGGGGCGTTCGAGGTCTCGATGGTCCGGCCGTTCATCTTGGCGGCGTTGCGACGGATGGTCCGCGCGAGTTTCACGCCACCGTTGCGAGAGATGTAGAGGTGCGTCTCGTCGAGCACGGCGGAGGTGACCGGCTGCCCCTCACGCGACCCGCTGGAGGCCGTGACCGGCTCGAGCTTGCCCGGGCGCCCACGGAGGAAGAGCCGAGTCCGTCCGTCATCGATGCCCAGCGCCTTCGCGGCGCGATGCTCGTTCGCCACGAGCATCTGGTAGAGCGCGGAGTAGGTATTGTCGGTCTGGTCCTCGGAGACGGCCGCAATCTGGATCCAAGCCGGCGGAAGGCCCCCCGTGCCCCACGGTCGACCGACCGGCTCACCATTGGCATCCCAGCCTGCGAAGACAACCGGGGCCGAGTCCTGCTCGCCGTTCGCCCCGAGTTCCGCGAGCTGGATGGCGCCGACCATTGGACTCTTGCCCCAGCCCTTCGCGCGCATCTGCAGCCAGCGGCGGTAGATGAACTCGCCGGTCACCGGGTGGATCGCATACCAGAGGAGGATCTTCTGCGCCTGCTCGACGGTCGGCTCGAAGGGCTTGGAGTCGTTCCGGGGCGATGGCAGGTAGGTCGTCATCCAGTCGAGCACGCCATAGCCGAGCGTCGGCAGCTCTCCCTCGTAGCGCGGCCCACGCCAGCCCTGCCTGGCAACTCGGCGACGCGGAGCGGGAGCCAACACAGCGGCCGTCATCCGTTGACGACCTTCAGGTGGGCGTACTTGGACTTCGTTGCGGTCGCCTGCGCCGGGGCGGGTGCGTCAGCCTTGGGCGGTGTCCAGCGCCGGTCCTGCTGGCCCTTCGGGGTGATGCCGTAGCTATCGAGCAACTGCCGGTACTGGGTCAGTTCGGCAGATGAGGCATCGTTGCGCTCAACCTTGTCGAAGAGCCGGATCACCTGTCGCAGGATGGGCAGATCATCCTGGGTCCAGTGGGCCGCGAACCACGACCGCATCCAGACCTGCCAGGCCTCTCGCGAGGTCACCATCAGGCCATCAGGGCACTCAGGGATCGGACCATGCTGCCAGCCCATTCCGGGAGTCGGCTTCCACTCGCCGCGGACCGGAGCATTGGCACGCCGGCGATCCTGCTTCGGAGGGCGCCCGGTACCGGCCATTTCAGCGAATCCCCCGAATCCCCAGATCCGTAGACATCGCGAAGAGTGGGCGCCGGTCCCTGCTCTCCCCGTGCGAAACACGTGTTGACCCCTCCCCCTCCCCATGGGCCACCCGCCCTGCCCGGTCCTGCAGGCTGTAGTTGCAGTGCGCGCAGGCAGGACGAAGGGGACCGCGCCCGCCACCCCTCGCCTTGGGGATCACGTGATCCACGGTGGTGGCAACCTTCGTGCAACCGGGGAGGCCCACCTCACATGCCCGCCCCTTGAATGAGCGCGCCGCGTGGAGATATTCCGCGGCGTGGTACGGCGCTCGGTAGGCGGCCTGGCATCTCGAGCACCGGGTCCCCGTTGTGATGGCCCCGCAGTCAAGACAGGTCCGGCGCATCGCTCTCCTGCCCAGGCTGATCCTTGGAGTTGATCGCCTCGCGAGCGGGCGACTCGGCCGCGCTGACGGGCCCCGTTGTTGACTGGCCCGCATCTCTGCTGGGTGCCGGTGCCCACCGCTGGACCCGCCCTGGCTTCTTGGGCGCCGGGAAGCAGACCTCGCACGGGGTGGCCTTCGTCCCCGTGCGGACTTCGGTGTTGACGATCCCGATGATGGAGCGAGTGCGGACGGCCTCTGGGGAGTGGTCCTGGTAGCGCTCGTGGACCACCAGCGTCCCGGGCTCGAACGAGTAGCCGTTCTCCCGATGCGGGATCACAGCGAC